ACCACGACCGGCGCGGCCAATCAGCCGATCTACAGCAACGGTCTTGCAATGGGCCTTGGCGGTGCGCTTTCGGGCGCATCAACGGGCGCAATGATTGCCCCAGGACCGTGGGGTGCAGGTATCGGCGCAGGTGTTGGACTCCTTGGAGGTTTGATAGGCTAATGGGTATTCTTGATTTCTTCCAGCAGACGAACAGCCCGTATCCAGAAGATATGCGTTACAAGGCCGGTATGCAGTCCCTTGGGCTGTTGGGCGGTACAATGATGGCAGCGGGCGCGCCCTCAACCGACCCCGGCCAATACGGCAGGATCATGGCGCAGGGATTGGCACAGGCTGGCCCGATGATGCAGCAGAGCCTTGACCAGCAGATGCAGATGCAGGACATGATGGCAGAGCGTGAACGTGAGGCTGCTATGCAGGCTTACATGGAAAGCCCCGAGTTTGGCGCTGGAATGTCGCCCGAACAGATGGAGTTTATCCGCCTCGCGCCGCCTGAAATCGGTATGGGCTTGCTGGGTGACAGTCTGTTTGCGCAGCCGGACCTGCTTAAATCCAATCAGACCGGCACATTTAAGACGCCAACAGGCGAAATTGTGATGGGAACGTATAACGACGCAATTGCAAACGGATGGACGGAATACCGAGAAACCGACCCGTGGGACGGCATCAACATCCCAACAGGCTTTGGCCCTGTGGACCCGAACAATCCCGCAGCGGGCATCCAGCCGCTTCCGGGTTATGACCCCAACTATGGGAAAACGCCTGATGCTCCCCCCGCGCGGAGGTTGGTGGAAGTGGTTGACCCAAACACGGGGCAAAAGACGTTTATGTGGGACACCGATGCCGTTGGCATGGTTTCAGGTATGCCTGAAGATGGCGGCGGCTCTCCTTTTGGTGGGAGCGCGATGGACATTCAACTCATCAACACTCTCCGCACCGCCGACTCCAACTCTCAGGATTATGCTATTGCTTATAGCATTTTGGGCGCTCCGAAATACAGCTACAATCCAGCAACAAATACAACAACGTACATCACGCCGGACATGAGCATGTTTCCTGAGCCTACGTTCATTTTGCCATCCGATGGGACTATTGGTGCGCCCCCGATGCCAACAGACGCATCTCCGGTAGCAGAGACGCCTACGGTGAACGACAGGAGCGGTGGCGTTCAAGTCGTGAAATCTGATGAACTCCCGCTGGAGGATCAGCGCGCCTATAACGCAGGCAACACAGTTATTAGCAGGGTCGAGGCGGCCCTTAACGCCTACCGGAGTATTCTAATGCCAAACGGGCAAATGCTCGGCAGGGAAGAACTTCTGGACCCGACTTCTCCAGCAAGCATTAAAGTAGCCGCAGCCAGAACAGACCTGATGATGGAAATGAAAGAGCTGTTTGAACTTGGCGTCCTCACTGGGCCTGACATGGATTTGCTCGAAGACATGACAGCCGACCCAACATCATTCTTTTCCAGAGGAATACTGATGGGACCAGAGGGGTTCGCAGCGCAGTTTGACGTTATCTCAGAGAAACTCGGTGCAGCCCGAACTATCCTTGACGAACAATATGGTATCGCTCAGCCCGCGCAGGACGGTGGGTCGGCCCAGGACGCACCAACTGCACCGGCACCCGTGCGAGACGACGGCACATTCACGGGAACTTATACGCCCGAGGGCTACCCGGTCTACATTCGCCCTGATGGAACCTCATTTGCCCTGGTGAACAACGATGGCTGAAGAAATTATTGAACTTGGCAATTCCTACCTTTCGGATGTTCAGATTGACCTTGAAAAGATCATGGACAAGACCACGGGTGCGCCCGCTGGTGTCCGCCAGTCCGTTGGTTCTGCCCACACGCCTGAAGACCGTCTTGCAACGCTTCGTAATTTCTACCCTGACGCACAGCCGTTCGGTGAAGATAATTTCATGTTCTTCAACGGCAACACGGGGCGCTTGACACTCTACAATCCCGAGGGGCTTGACATTGGCGACGTTGCGAGCGTTGGCCGGGAAACCGCTGAAATGGTGGGTGGCGGCATCGGTGCGGGAGCTGGCGCAGTGATGGCAGCGCCGAGTGCTGTCGTCTCTGGTCCTGTTGGGCCAGGTCTGGGTGCTGTCGTCGGTGCTGGTGTAGGAACCGGCATGGCCGGAAGCCTTTATGATTTTTTGGCCGGGCCATTACTTGGCACCGTAGACACACGCGGCACCGGCGAAAAGGTCTTGCAGGGCGGCGTTGATGTTTTCGGCGGCGCGGTGGGCGAAGGTCTTGGGCAAGCCGCAACAACTGCACTTCGCAAAACCGCTGCGGGGCTGCGAAATACCGCATTTGGCGACAACATACAAAATGCCTTGCGAGGCTATGACCGGGCGGGCGTGACGCCCAACTCTGCCGGTGCGGTGACGGGAAACAACACACTTCAGGCCATGGAGCAGGGTCTTGCCAACATTCCCGGCAGCATGGGTGTCATTGAGCAAGCCCGCCTAACGCGCCTCAATGAAATCGAAGCCGCAGTCGAAAGGATCGGCGGCAACGTCCCGACGGCATCTTCAGTTGGCCTTCGCCCCGGACGGGTTGGCGCAGGTGAGGCATTGCAGCAGGGGGGCAGTGATTTCGTTTCCGACTTCACCGCTAGGGCCACTGAATTATACGGCGCACTTGATAGCGCCCTGCCTGATAATTCCGTATTGCAGATGACGAATACCGCAGAAGCCCTTTCTTCCAGGGCAAAGGTGTTCTCAGACCCGGCCAACCCCGCGCCCGCTTTAGGTGCTGCTCTAACCGACCCGATTATGGCTAAATTTGCTACGGCGATTGAGGAGGCGGGCGGGACTCTGACGTGGGCGCAGGCGAAGGAGTTGCGGTCTTTCATCGGCAGGGAGTTGTCTTCACCTTCCATCATGACTAACGGCGCTAAACGTGCCGATCTAAATTCCATCTATGCCGCACTGTCCCGCGATCTTGAAGCCGCTGCCGAAGCGGCAGGGCCGGATGCCGTAACCGCATTTAGGCAGGCCAACGACTTTCACAGCGCCGGAATATCCAGAATTGAAGGGGCGCTGTCTGACATTCTCAAGCCGGATATGGCGGGCGAATCTGTTTTCGGCAGGGTTCAACGGCTCGCGACAAGCGGGCGGGCGTCTGAAGACATTTCATCGCTGTTCCAGATCAGATCGTCAATGCCGGAAGAGTCATGGGACGTTTACGTTCTTGGACTTCTTGAGGACATGGGCGGTGCCAAACCTGGTGCGAGTGCAGAGGATTTCAGCGCAGCTTCGTTCCTCACCAACTGGCGAAAGATGTCTGATTCGGCCAAGAACGCTGTTTTTTCTGGCACACGCTACGGTGACCTGAAATCGGAATTGGACAATCTTGCTAAGGTTCTTGGGTCAGAGCGGAACCTTGACCTTTTACGGAACTCGTCCGGCACTACGCGAACCCTGATTTCCGCGCTGTTGTTCTCGGGCGCAGGTACGGCCATGACCGGCGACCCCAGAGACGGCGCATACGCCCTTGTCGGGTCATTGATTGCCCCGCGCACCGCTGCAAAGCTACTGACAAATCCCCGCTTTGTTCGATGGCTTGCAGACGTTCCATTGGGTTCCGGGAACCTGACAATGGCCCGTGGGCGCGGCGCGATTGATGAGGCGGCTTCATGGCTTGGTCGCCTTTATATGGTTGCAGAAGCTGAGCCGACCATTGCAGATGAAATCCACCAGCTCATTGAAGCCAGTCATCCTGTCAATCCCGCGCCAGAATCAACGCAATCTGCGCCGCCTTCGGCAGTGCAGCCCATGTTGCAGTCTCCTTCTGCGGGAATGAACCGTGGCCTTCTGTCTGCCCCCCCTCCCGCACAGCAAGCCTCTCCTATGAGCGGCCTTCTTTCCCCATATTGAGGTTCACATGAAACGCTACATTATCGCGGCGCTTGCACTTCTTGCCATCCCCGCCCTTGCCGCTGAAGTGCAGGACTGGAACGCCGTTGACAATTCCAATGTCGATTTGGCCCCCGAAAATATGTCGCCTGCGTTGGTTAATGATGCAATCAGGGCCGTGCAGGGCGCGAACGCCCGGTGGTCGCAGGACCAATCCTGTTCCATTGCTTCTGCCGGGTCTTCGTCTGCCTGGACGCTTTCCGCCGCACGGACACTGACGAGTTACTATGATGGGCTAAAGCTGTGCTTTGATGTTCACACGGATAACGACGGTGCTGTGACTTTGAACGTCGATAGCCTCGGCGCAGTCGCAATCCGCAAGGAGAACGGCGCGAATCTGGAGGCGGGCGACCTTGACACAGGTATGAAGGCCGAAGTGGTCTATAACGGGTCGAGTTTTCAGCTTCTTTCCCCAGTTATCACAACGAGCATTAACGAGCTTATCGCAAATGAAGGGGATTTGATTCGAGGCAATAGTTCCGGCGATGGGGCGCGCCTACCCATAGGCACGCCAGGCCAGTTCTTGTACTCGAACGGCGCAAATGCGTCATGGAGCAACCTTCCTGTGGCGTCCACTTCGGTAACAGGCGTTCAGGAAAACGCTGACCAGTCTGATATGGAAAGCCTCGCGTCCACCAGGACAGTTACACCAGATCAGGTTGTTGCTTCACCCTACGCCGCGAAGGGGTTTGTTCGGTTCACTGTCCCCGGCTCAGCCATCGGCAATGTGACTGGGCAGAATGTAGCGTCTGTGGCGTACAACGGGACTGGAAACTACACTGTGGAATGGGATACAGACTTCTCATCGGCCACATACACATGCACAGCAACTACTCAAGTTCCAAGCGGAACGAATGCGCCCTACATCACCGCCATTACAGCGGGCGCACTGACCGTTCTGGTGCAGAACTCAGTCGGAACCGCAGGCGACCCGGCGGCGGTTAACGTGATCTGCTTTGGAGATCAGTAATGGCTGACATCTTCGTTTTCCCCGGCGCTGATGAACCAGAGGAAGCCGCGCAATACCACTGTGATTGCGGTTGCTCTGCGTGGCACCTGTACGAAGATGGTTCCGTCATGTGTTCGGAATGCGGCGATGATCCGGCCCTTTGCATCGTTCCGATTGACAACTAAAGGTTGCGCATATCACCAATTCATGCGCTAAATGTGGCGCGCAAGGAGTCTGACATGAAGTTCCTCATCTCCGCTTTGTTTGTTTTTTTCGCGTCTGTTGCTCACGCCCAGGAATGCACACCGCCAGAGGAAGTGCATGACGATATGGCCGTCATGTATCCCGATGCGGTCGAAGTCATGCGCGAGGAAATCGCGGGCGACCTGTTCATTGCCTTCGGCGCTGATGGCGTCCCCACATTGCTGACGTTTGCCTATGTTGATGTGAACGGCGTCTGGTGCCTTGCGGACTATTTCGAGGTTTCCGCTGATATGGTTCTTGGCGAGGGCGCGTGATGCTTGCGAATGATAGCGTTGACTTTGAAGCGCGGGAGACCGCGCGGCGGGCAGAACAAAAGATCGACACGCACGAAGACCGTTGCGGAGAGCGATGGACTGAAGCCCGTAAGGAAATGCGCGGGCTGCGTGAAGACGTAACGGCATTGAGACGGTGGATGATTTATGCTATTCTTGCCGTCGTTTCCGCAGAGTTCACGTTGATTTTATGGCTTGTTGACAAGACACAATAGAAAGGCCCTGATGTGGCCAATCCCGGTGTGACTTACGAACAATGGCAGGACTGCACCAGTGCCCTTGCCATGCACGGCACCAAGGCCGAGGCCGCGAAGGTTCTTGGGCTTCCCTACGAGACATTCCGCAGCAGGCTTGCCAGCGGTAACACCCGCTTTGCAGGCAGGGCGGGTGTCGATGGTTCCTCGCCCGATGGTTACATGGTCAAGGGCCGTTCCACACTGTACGGGCCGGATGGCGAGGTTAAGGCCGAATGGGTCAAGACCACGGCAGACCGGGAACGGCTGCTGGAAATCGCCATGGAGGCGGTTAAGGAAAGCGCCAAGGCTTTGCCTAAATTAAGGCCGCGCCCTATTAAAGACAAAGCCTACAACGACGAACTGATGACGGTGATCCCATGGGGTGATCCGCATTTTGGTTGTTATGCCTGGGGCGAGGAAACGGGCGGCGAAGATTTCGACACGGACATTGCCAAGCGCGATCTGTGCGCAGCCGTTGACTATCTGGTGTCTCAAGGCCCGCGTTCAAAGCAATGCGTCATTGCGAACCTTGGCGATTTTTTCCATGCAGACAACCACGCAGGAATGACCCCCGGCCACGGCAACGTGCTGGACGTGGACACCCGTTTGCAGCGTGTCATGCGGATTGGTGTGTCTGCCGTCCGTCAGTGCATCCACACGGCCTTGGAACGCCATGAAACGGTGCATTTCGTGCCGGTGGTGGGCAACCACGACCCGGTGCTTGGAATGGCGATGGGCGTTCTTTTGGCGAACGTCTATGAAAACGAGCCACGGGTGATTGTCCACGATGCGCCAACCCTTCGACATTACATCAGGCACGGAAAGACCCTGCTCGGCTTCGTGCATGGCGACAAAACGAAGGATGCGAACCTTCCTGGCATCATGGCGACAGAGAAACCTGAAGACTGGGGCAAGACCCGGCATCGGTATTTCTTCCGTGGCCACCACCACCACGACTCAAGGGTTGAGTTCAACGGTTGCATCGTGGAGCAGGTGAGAACACTCGCCGCGAACGATGCCTATGCCGCAGGCGGTGGGTATCTGTCCGGCAGGGATATGAAGCTGATCGTCATGCACTCGGAGCACGGCGAGGTGGGCCGTACGACCTGTTCCATTGACATGCTGAGGGACGCCGCATGACCGCTACACGCTACATAAACCGCACCTATGCCGCGTATAGGCATCATTTATGAACCGCCGCGACATCCTGAACCGCGCCGCCGATCTGACAGAGGGTGACAGGGACAAGGAATACGGTTCCTGGGCGGACAACTCCCGAGACATCGCGGCCATGTGGTCGGTGATCTTGGGAACGGAAATCCAGCCCCGCGACGTGACGCTGTGCATGGCGGCGCTGAAGCTGGTGCGGCTTAAACGCGGCCCCCACCAAGATTCCTACGTTGATCTTGCCGGATACGCCGCACTTGGGGGCGAGCATGATTGACCACATCAACGACTATGTGTTCCCCGCCGCGTTCTCATTGCTCCCTGAGAAGATGGACACACCAGAGGCGCGGGTGATGTTGCTTGCCATTGGCTTGCAGGAATCCCGGTTCAATCATCGGGCGCAGATACGCGGCCCGGCAAAATCGTTCTGGCAATTCGAGAAGGGCGGCGGTGTTAAGGGTGTTCTTAGCCACTACGCATCGGCACCACACGCCCATGACGCATTGTTGACGCTAAATTACACATTGAGTTCTGCTGAAGCATACGAAGCCATAGAGCACAACGACACGTTGGCGTGTGTGTTCGCCCGTCTGTTGCTCTGGACGCTACCCAGCCCCCTTCCTACGACCTCAGAAGAGGGTTGGGCGCAGTACATCGACGCATGGCGTCCGGGTAAGCCGAAAGCGGAGACATGGCCCGCGTTCTATGCGCAGGCTTCGGCCTTATGCGCTGCATAGGCGCATGTATTTGAAC